TCAAGCCGCTTGACGAACACGACTCACCCCCTGGAACAGCGTGACCCAGGCGGCCGCGAGCACGTCCGGGTTGGCGAACTCGCTCGCCAGCCGCTCGCGGGCGGCGTGGACGACCCGCATCCGCAGGTCCTCGTCGTAGGCGAGGGTCGCGGCGTGGTGGGCCAGTTCCTCGTCGCAGTCACCGAGGAAGCCGGTGACGCCCGGCTCGATCATCTCCCGCCAGCCCCAGTCGTTCTGGGCCACGACCGGTACGCCGGCGGCCATCGCTTCCAGACCGGCGCGGGGCCAGTTCTCCCGCGCCCCGCCGTTCACCGGCAGCAGGCAGTGGAGCATCGTGAAGTACTGGGGCGTCGGGATCGCCATCGGCCGCAGGATGCTGGCCCACGGCGGCGGCGGGCCGAGCTTTGCCAGCGTCCGCTCGTCCACGCCCATGACCAGCGCCTGCCGGTGGCGGTGGGCGATGCGGTCGTAGATCTGCCAGGTGTTCGACGACCACTTGTCGGCGTCGGGCCGGGCGACGCGGCCGACTACGAACGCCTCGTTCTTGGCGTGCGGCCGGGGGCGAAAGTCCCACTCGTCGAGGTCGAACGCGCCGCGGATCCGGTGGCCGGTCGCGCGGTGGTAACCGAACGGGGCGAGTTGCGGTTCGAGTTGCGCCCGCTGGAAGTCGGACTGGAACACGAAGGCGTCGGCCGGGCCGTGGTCGGCGAAGAACTTCTTCTCGTGCTCGAACAGGAAGGTCATGCAGTTGGCCCAGACGAGCGGGCAGCCCATGGCCCGGAAGCGGTGGGCGTGGATCAGGAACTCGCCGTTGCAGAAGGCGACGACCGGCGCACCGGCCAGGCCGGGGACGCGTTCGAGGTTGTCGGGCCGGGTCGGGTGGGTGACGCAGCCGAGGGCGTCGAGCCGCGCCCGCCAGCGCTCGTCGAAGCCCCAGGTGGGGATGAGGTGGACGTCGATCCCGGCCCGCCGCCAAAGTTTGACGGTGTGCCAGGCCTCGGTGTTGGCTCCGCCCATTTCGCCGGGGTAGCCGGCCAGGAAGACGCGCATGGAACCTCCGGTCAGAACAGGATCACGAAGCTGCTGTCGGGCGGCGGGACCGCGAGCGAACTGCTCGGCGGTTCGCCCGATGAACTCGGCGGCTCCCAACGGCTGCTCGAGGAACCGCCGGGCCACCACGAGCTACTCGACCCCGAACCGCTTCCGCTGCTCGACGGGACGGGCGGGCCGGAGGACGACGGGTCGACGATGACGCCGCTACTCGACGGCAACACCACGTCCGATGACGACGGATCGACGACCACGCCGCTCGACGACGGCGTCACGAGGGTGCTGCTCGAAGGCACCACGCCCGAGGAGGACGACGGGTCGGTGACGACGTGACTGCTCAACGGCAGCGGGTCGACCCCCGAGGTCGAACCCGAACTGCTCGACGGCCAGACCGGGTCGCTGGACGACCCGACATCGGATGACGACGGCCACACCACCGCCGATGAAGACGGGGCGATCCATGACGAGGAGGGGAGCCACCCGCTCGACGACGGCCAGACCACACCGGACGAAGAGGGGGCTGGCCCCGACGACGACCCGACGACGTTGGACGATGAGGCCACGATGCCGGACGACGACGGCCAAACCACATTGGACGACGAATGCACGATCCCGGACGACGACGGCCAGACCACGGTCGATGACGACAGCACAACGCCGGACGACGACGGCCAGGTACTCGCCGACGACGAGGGCCAGTCCACACCCGAGGAGGACTTCACCACCCCCGACGAACTGACCCACAGGCTCGAACTCGACCATCCGGACGAACTGCTCGTCCCCGAGGAACTGCCCGAGCAGTTGTCGCAGCAGCAACAGCCGGCCTGGTGGCTGACCGCCCAGGCGTCCGCGTCGCTGGTGAGTTCGCCGTTCTCGATCCGCAGGGTGACCGCGCGGGTGTAGACGAACAACTTGCCGCCCTCGCACCGCACGTCCGTCTCGGTGACGGTGACGCCCGGCCCGCTGCCGCTGCTGCCCGACGAACCCGAGGAACTGCTCGACCGGCCGCTCGAACTCCACCCCGAGGACGACCCGGACGAACTGCCCGAACTGCTCCCCGACGAGGACCCGGAGGACGACCCGGACGACGACGAGGAGCAGCACCCCTCGCCGAGGACGACGACCTCCCACTTGCGGCTGTCCGTGAACCGCTTGGCGATGCCGAAGGTGCCGCTCGGGACCGAATCGCCCGAGGGGCAGTCGCACCCCGAGGCGGACGTGCCGCTCGTCGGGGCGCACAGGTCGGGGCAGACCACGCCCAGGGAGTCGTGGACGGTGAGGGTGGTGTCGACCGGGCACCACCGGCCGTCGCGGAACTGCACGAGTTGCGCGAGCGCTGAGCCGCACCGGGACAACGGGGCGAGCAGCTTGAACCGGACCTGGTCCTCGACGTCGCCGAGCCGGACGACGGCCCAGCGCGCGACCGAGCCGGTCGGCTCGACCCAAAGCACCCGGGCCGAGCCGGCCGGGGCGTTGCGGAGCGACTGCGTGTTCCCCGGGGCCGGGTCGGCGAAGTCGTACAGTCGGTCGGGGTCGACCAGCAGTTTCACCGGCGTCACGCCCGCGACGACCGCCCGGCCGATGGCGTCGACGTCGAGCGGGTCGAGGAGGACCGCGAAGCGGGCGACGGCCGGTGGGTCTTCGGGCACGGCCCCCTGGAAGGTCACACGGGTTTGGAACTCCGGCAGGTTTTCCGGCGGGCCGACGATCGGGTCGGTGAGCGCGACCACGCCGAAGCGGGGCAGCGCGACGCCGGTCGTGTTCCGGACCTTCACGATGCCGGTCTGGCGGAACAGGTCGGCCGAATCCCGGTCGGCCTCGTGCAACCGCCCGCGGGCGAGCCGGGCCGCGTCGAGGAACGCGTTATACGCCGCCGCCGGGATCTCCAGCTTCTGCCCGGGCAGCACGCCGCGGAACGGGTCGCCGGCCATGTCAGACTCCGATCCCGAGGAGCGCGAAGTTGCCCGGCTCGTACACTCGCTCGACGTAGGCCGACTCGGGCTGCTTGATGAGCACCTTTTCGTCCTCCACGTCCCCGTACCGGACCCACAGGTACTCCCACCCCTTCTTGTTGATCCCGACGATGTCGCCGGCCTTGAGGCCGACGGCGTTCGGGCTGGCCGCGAACTGGTAGCTGATCTCCCACCGCTCGAGCCCGCGCCGCGAACCCGACGCGCCGAGGAACAGCACCTCGCCGGTCGCGAACCCCTTGAACGGGGCGTTGTTCACCCGGCCGGTCAGGTGGAACAGCACGACCTTGTACCCGTGGGTGACCAGCGCCACCGGGATCGAGTACGTCTCCGAGAACCGGAACACCGGCACGGTGATGTCCGTCCCCTCGACGGAGTCGCCGTTGAACCCGATGGCCCCCTTGAAGTCGGGCGGGTTCTTGCCGGGCTTGGCGTGCTTGGCCACCGTCTGCAGCGACTGGGTGATGTGCTGCGTGCCGCCCGACGTCTCGAACGAGTAGCTCGGGCCGAGCGGGGCCTCGGGCGTGACCGGGTCGCCGCCGGGGACGGCCTCGTCCGGTTGGGTGTCGTCCCGGCCGTAGCGGACCGACACGTCCCAGACCCCGCCCCCCTTGTGGTCGATGCGGTAGTTCTGGAACACCATCCCCCGGACGACCGCCGGGATGGTGGCCTCGACCATCGCCCGCACGTCGAGGTCGCTCTCGGTGCCGACGACGGCGTACTGGAGGTCGACCGCCGGGCTGTCCGGCCCGACCGTCGCCCCGCCGCTGTCGAACTTCTCGATGATGACGGGCATCGGCACCTCACGCGAACACCAGGCCGCCCTGGACGGCGGCGGCGGCGAGTTTCTTGACGTTGTCGTTGATCTGGTCGACCGCCCGGGCCGCCCGGGCGTTCATCGTCTCGCCGCCCAGCCCGCGGACCGCCAGGGCGTTGAACGTCCCCTGAAGGTCCACCTTCTTGGACAGGTCGATCACGTCGTCGAGCGACGACATCGACCCCCGGGCCTTGGGCGCGACCTTCTCGCCGAGGGCCGCCCGCTTCCGGGCCGCCTCGTCGACCGCGGCGCGGAGGTCGTCGGCCGCCTTCCGCACGTCGTCCATCGCCCCGGCCGCGTCGGCCCGGCGGGCCGTGTCGGCGTCCCGCTGCCGCCGTCGCCGGTCGTCGAGGATCTCGGTCTTGATCCGGTCGCGGTTGCGGTTGATGTTCGCGTCCGAGAAGTCGAAGTTCTCGCGCAGGTTCTTGGCCAGGTCGTCGAGCCCGACCTGGTCGGCGACCCAGGCGGTCGCCTGGACCAACTTCTCGATCGCGGCCGAGAAGGTGCGGGCGATCCAGGCGGTGAAGTCCCAGAACATGAGCTTCAGCCCGGCCACCGCGTCGTGCCAGCCGTCGACGAAGACCCCCTTGAACGCGTTCCACTTCTCGGTCCACCACAGCACCGCCTTGGCCCACTCGAGGTTGACCGCCGCGAGCGCGACCTTGGCGGCGAGGGCCAGGTCGCCGGCTCGGACCGCGTCGACGATCCCGCCCCAGGCGGTCTTGGCGGTGTCGGCGAAGCTGACGAACCCGGCCTTGAGTTCGTCGGTCATCCGCTTCCCGGCCTCGGTCTCGGTGACGAACAGGTAGCCCAGGGCGACGAGGGCCGCCGCGACCAGGCCGATCGGCGTCGCGACCGCCCCGAGCACCGAGCCGACGAAGCCGATCACCGTCCCGAGCGCCGAGAACAGGCCGACGAGCCCGCTCACGGCGAACCCGGCCAGGCTGACCGCCGCGCCGAGCGCGACCAGCGCCCCGCCGACCCCGAGCACGACGGCCGCGACCAGCGCCGCCGTCCGCACCACCTCGCGGTTCTCCCGGACCCACTCGATCGCCGGCTTGACCGCCCGCGACACCCACTCGGCGACGTCGCGGACCGCCGGCGCGACCGCGGCCACGACCTCGCGCCACGCCTTCGAGATCTGCGCGACGGCCAGCGTGTAGGCCCGGTTCGCCTCGCGGGCCTGCTGGAGGTCGGCCCCGGTCTGCTCGAACGCGTCGCCGAGCGCGAGGACCTCCTCCTCGCTCATCGACAGCACGGGGATCAGGTTCTTGCCGGTGTCCTCGCCGACGGCCTTGAGCAGCAGTTGCACCCGCTTGGCCGGGTCGGGCACGGCCCGCAGGGCATCGAGCAGCTTGTAGAACCGGTCGGCGCTGTCGAGCCCGGCGAACTCCTTGGCCGAGACGCCCAGCCCCTGGAACAGTTGGGCCGCCTCCTGGCCGGTGCCGCTGAGCGCGTCGGCGACCCGCTGGTTGAAGGTGACCAGCCCTTCGGTGGCGTCGCGGACGTCGCTCCCGCCGGCCTGCATGAGGCCGAACAGCCGGGACGCCTTCTCCGCGGTGAGCCCGAAGGCGTCGGCGGCACTGGCGAGCTTCGCTTGTTCGTTGAGCGTTTCGAGGGCCGGGATCACCGGGGCCAGCGCCGCCGCCCCGACCGCCCCGACCCGCGCGCCGATCCCGGTCAGCCCCGCGCCGAACGCCTTCAACTTCGACGCCGCCGCGTTCAACCCGCGGGTCAGCCGGTTGTCCTTGACGAACAGTTCGACGTAGGCGGCCCCGGCTCGAATTCCCCTGGCGTCGGCCATCGGTCACACCCCCGGGCGGTCCACGAACACTTGCTTGAGGACGGCGATGCCAACCTTCGCCGCGACCGGTTCCTTGCGGCGGAGGTGCGGATGGAAGTCGGCCGGCGTAAACGGGCGGATCTTCTTCGGGTCGCGGTGGGCGTTGGCGAGCAGGGCCAGCACGGCGGCCGTGTGCGCCCACTGCTGGGAACTCCGCGCCTCGGCCATGATCAGGAGTTCGCGGAGGGTGAAGGGCCCGGGGTCGAGCCCGAGGCACCCGGCGAGGTCCCAAACGAGGCGATCCACCGCCTCGCTTCCGCCGCCGGGTCGAGCCCGTCGACCAGCGCCTCGGCGTGATCCAGGATCTTCTCCCGCACCGTCCGCCCGGCCGCCAGCACCTTGGTCAGGCTCGCCCGCGTCCGGGCGTCGGGGAAAAAATCGATCAGTTCCTCGGAGAACGCCTCGGCCGCGGACAGGATCGCGTCGCCGGCCAGAGCCCGGCCGAAATCCTCGTCGGTCACCTGCCTGGCGTCGGCCTCGTCCTTGCACAGGCAGTAGAGCACGTCGGCCAGCAGCACCGGGTCGGCCACGAGCGCCGCGAGCGGCTTGAACCCGTCGTCGACCAGCTTGTACAGGTCGACGTTCACCAGGCCGCGGACCCGCTTGACGGCGGCCACGTTGATGGCCACCGCCCACACCCGCCCGGCGTTGTCGCGAAAGCTGTGCACGGGTCACTTCCTCCGGACCAGGGGAATGGCCACCGGCTCCCAGGCGTCCGCGTCCGTCTTCTTGGTGACGCAGACGGGGATCGGGAGCGGCTCCCACGCGTCCGCGTCGGTCTTCGCGACCGGCCGCAGCCGGGCCGCCCGCTCCGCGCTGCCGCCGAACATGAGCGTCTTGCGGCCGCGCTCGGTGGTGCAGCAGACGACCGCGACCAGTTCGTCCGTGTCGGCCCGGAAGATGCCCCCGCCCGAGTCGCCTGACGACACGCTCAGTTCCATCTGCAACTGGCCGTCCGTCGTCTCCGCGCCGGTGATCCGACCGTCCTCGCGGTTGCCCGGCTTGTCGATCCCGTAGCCCATGTGCCAGACGTCGGTCCCGACGGGCGGGTTCTTGGCCGCGAGGGTGGCGAACGGGACGTCGTCCGCGGCCGCGTCGGTCACGAGCCAGGTCAGGTCCGCGTCGGCGTTCCGCGCCGCGACCGTGACGGCGAGGGTGCGGCCGTCCTTGAGGGTGAACGTGCCCCGGCTCCCCGGCCCGCCGGTGCAGTGGGAGGCGGTGAGGACGTCCCACTTGCCGTCGGCCCGGCGCGGCCCGATCACGGTGGCCGTGCAGCCGGCGGTGCCGAACCGCAGCTTGCCGATCGCCTGTTCGGGGTTCGCCTTGCCCGGCGGCTTCGGGCCGGGGTCGGGCTGTTTCGGCCCGCAGCCCTCGATCTGCACGGTCACGCGGCTCTCCTCGACCACGAGCCCGGCGTCGCCGCTGACGATCACGAGCAGCTCGATCTCGTACACGCCGGGGTGGGCGGCGAACTCCAGGACGCCCCGGGGCGTGGTCGCCCGCTGCACGTCCTTCGACGGGTAGACCCGCCAGAGGAGCGCCGCCTTGGCGTCGACCCCCTCGGCTTTTAGCCGGACCAGGCTGTGCGGCTTGTACTTCGTCTCGCCGGCGATCCGGACCGGCTCGGCGCGAGCCGCGGCCGGGACCAGCACCAGCACCAACACGGGGACCAGCGAACGCATGCGAATTCCTCCGGGGAGAATCAGGGGACGACGTGCCAGGTCGGCGCGTTCGTCGAGAACGTCGGCTTGACGGTGACGCTGACGGTGATGGCCTCTTCGAGGGCCTCGTTGCGGCTGAAGTTGGTGACCATGCAGGTGGCCCGCAGCCCCTGCGAGCCGGCCGTGGCGATGTCGCCGTCCATGACCGCCACCTCGATCGCGGTGTGGTTCAGGAACGCGTCGCGGATCGCCGCGAAGTCGTCGTCCGCGGTGTCCCAGACCATGTCGAACTCGACCGACGCGTCCTTGAGCGTGGCCACGGTCGCCCGCCACCCCGAGTTGCCCCGGGTCGTCACGTCCGCCTCGCCCGCCTCCAGGTTGAGGGTCACGTCCTTGACGTTCTTGACCTCGTTCCAGGCGGGGGCCGGGTGCGTGCCGGTGTTGCGGTAGAGCTTGGCGTCGAGCCCGAGTTTCACGGCCATGGGTCACTCCTCAGCGGACCGAGTTCTTCCACAGGGCGGGGAGCGTCGGCCGCTCCCGCTCGAACGCCGGCCCCATGAACGGCCGCGGGCGGTAGCGGGCGAGCCGGCGGCCGCGTTTCGTTTCGAGGGTCGCCTCGCCGCCGTGCTCGAGCAGCCGCGGGGCCGCGGCCCCGTCCCGCAAGGGCGTCGGGCCGATGACCACCGACTGCCGGCCCGGGTCGTAGGCGAACAGGATGAACTTCCGCAGGAGGCCGACGTGCGAGAACGGCGGGCCGCCCGGCGGGCTGGTCCCCTTCCGCTTCTTGATCGACGTCTTGGCCCGCTGGCGGACGAAGGCCCCGAACCGCGACAGCACCTTGCGCTGGGCCCGGTCCACCGACCGCTGGACGGCCGCCCGGTCGAAGAAGCCGCGCTTGGCGGCCTCGAAGCTCAGCCCGATCACGGCTCACCTCCAGACCTTGAACGTCAGGGTGAGCACGCTGGTGAACTGGCGGAACTCCTCCAGGTGCTCGGCCGCGTAGACCGGGGCGTTCTCGACTTCGGTGCAGCGGGCTTGGGGAAAGCCCGACAGCGGCTCCGACCGGAAGTGGTCGGCGATTTCCTCCACCAGTGCCATGAGCGCATCGAGGTTCCCCGGCGTCGGGTCGAGCTTCTGCTGCACCGCCACGTCGACGCGGTAGTCGAAGCTGTCGCGGTTCCGGTCGAGGCCCCGGCTGGCGATCGACCGGGGCACGACGCTCACGCGGAGCGTGGTCATCTCGGCCAGCTCGAAGAGCGGTTGGTAATGCCGCTCGGCCTCGAGCGGCCAACTGAAGACGCTGCCGTTGAGTTCGTCGACCACCGCGTCGGCGATGGCCAGGATCGTCGCGGCCATCGGTCACTCCTGGGGGACGAGGGCCCGCAGCACCCGGAGGACGAGGTCGTCGACCGGGGACTTGGTGCCGCGCACGATCTCGGTCAGGGCGTCGCTGTGGAGGATCGCCCGCAGGATCGGAACGACCTCGCGGAAGGCCGCCGGGTCCTGCCCGCGCAGGCCGAGCAGTTGTCGGAACAGGTCGAGCATCACAGCACCCCCACTCGCTTGGTGTGAATCCGCAGCACCTTGAAGAAGTCGTCCGACCATCGCCACGCCGGCTCCTTGCCGGGGGCCATCACCTCGAACACGACCGTCGCGCTGCCGACCGCCTCCCGGATCGTGTCGCCCCGCTCGGGCAGGACCGCCGCGGGGCCGAGGACCAGGTCGGCCGCGTGGATCAGGAAGTCGCGGTCGGTCCACTCCATCCGCACGCCGCCGTACCCGTCGTCGAGCTTCAGAAGGGTCCGGCCGACGGTCGCCCGGACCGCGACCTCGGCCGCCCCGCGGCGGTACACGACCGGCCGCGAGGCGTGTTCCTTGAGCTTGTCGGTGAGCCAGTCGGAGCCGAACTGCAGCAGATCGGGCATGGCGGCTCACTCCTACGGCCCCAGGCGGAGCCGCACCTTGCCGTCGGTCGCGCCGGCGGCGACGACCGCCGTGCCGATCAGCTTGTTGCTGGCCTGGGTCGGCGTGGCCAGGCTCGTGGCGGCGTCCCAGTAGACCGCGTCGCCGAGGGCGAACACGGCCCCGGCGGTTTTCGACACGTCGTAGACGCCCTTCACGGCGACCGCGCCACGGACGCCCGCCTTGATCGCGGTCTTGGCGACGCCGACCAGGCGGCCGAGCACCACAACGTCCCCGGCGTCCACGTCGGCCGGCGGGACGTAATCGACGGCGTCGCCGTCGTGAACGAACTGTGCTTCCATGAGTCCCCCTTGGTTACGCCTCGCCCTTGGCCTTCACCCCGCCGCGGGGGTCCTGGAGGGCGACGCCGAAGTCGTGGTAGCCGCGCATCTGCACGCCCAGGACGTTGAAGTCGGCCTCGGCCGTCTCGATGGTCGGGGCCTCCTGGCCGCTCAGGAACGCCACCTCGATCACCGGCAGGTCGGTCGGTTCGGCCAGCAGGTACCACGCCTTGGCCGAGAAGCCCGGGTACTTGGCGTTGCCCAGGTACCGGCTCACCTCGACGCGGAACTTCCCCTGGTGCGGGTTGGCCACCGGGACCTTGGCGTTGGCGGTCGTGTCGCGGAGTTCCAGCGACTTGAACAGTTGCGAGCCGATCGCCGACAGGGCGGTCGGCACGAGCAGGATCGCCGGCATCACGCCGACCGGCTTGCCGTCGCCGTCGACCTGGTCGAGGAACGCGACCTCGCCGGCCGTCAGCCCGTCGATGCCGAGTGCCGTCGCCGCCCCGGCCAGGTAGTTGTTGTTGCCGGCGGCGAAGAACGCGGCGTTGTTCAGGAAGGTCGTCCAGAACACGTCGTTGATCTTCAGGCCCGACCCCCGGCCGAGCTTCTGCGGCACGGTGGTGATCGCGCCCAGGTCGTCGTTGATCACGTCCCGGCGGTCGATCGACAGCATCAGGCCGTAGGTGTCGGCCTTGTTCGAGTACGTCTCGTTGCCGAGCGTGCCGTGCTTGATCTCGCCGCCCGGGGCGACCAGTTCGTACTGGTCCTTGCCCACCAGCCGGTAGCTCGTCACCGTCTTGAAGTCGCTGACGTTCCGCACCGCGCAGACGTTCCGCCAGGTCCGCTCGACGGAGAAGAAGCCGTCGAGCAGGAACTTGTTGGCGACGTTCGACAGGATGCCGCCGATGTCCACGGTCGAGAACCCGGCCTCGATCCCCCGGCCGAAGGCGTACCGAAGCACGGTGCGGTGGTCGCGGAAGTTGCGGCCGGTGTACCCGTTGGCCCAGGCCGCTTCGAGGAGCAGCTCCTGCAGGCCGATCCCGCCCCGGTACCGCCGCGACGCGAGGTCGAGCGACTGCGGGTCGACCAACTTGTCGATGCCGTCGAGCTTGGCGGTCAGCAGGCAGGCCGCCTCCAGCACGGAGCCGGTGACCGGAACGTCGCCGCCGTGCGGCACCGCCGTCCGCGGGCGGGTCGCCCGGAGGACTTCGAGCTCGGTGCGGGTCGCGTCCCAGCCGTCGCGGATCGCCTGGGCCTCGATGTCGCCGAACCGGCCGCCGCAGATCCGCCGCACCGCGGCGATCCGGTTGGTCTCGACGACGGCCCGCGCCCGCACCTCGTCGGCGGTCGGTTCGGGCGTGACGGGTTCGGGCTGCACGGGCGGGTCTCCGGGTTCCTGGGCGGCGACGCTGGCCGAGGTCCGGCCGTCGGCCCCGAGGTCGACGAAGCTGATCTCCCCGAGCGTCGCCTTGCGGACGACGTTCAGCGGGCCGGTGAAACTCCGGCCGTTCACCAGCACCTGCTGGTTCTCCTTGACGAACTCGAACTCCTCGACGGAGGCCCCGACCGACGCCTGCCAGGGGAAGCCGTTCTTCGCCGACGTCACCACCTCGCGGGCGGCAGGCGTGTCGCGGGAGACGACCCCGGCGGCGACGAGTTGCCCGTCTTCGACCCGCACCGCGTCGGTGTGGCCGACGCCCGCGAGCGGGTCGTGGCCGAAGCGGATCGGCCGCGACTGCGACGGGACCGCCAGGCCGGCCAGGTCGAGCACCACCGGGTGTCGCCAGCCCGCCACCCGCATCGGGTTGCCGGTGTAGGCGACCATGCGGAACCGCGGCAGTGGTGCTGCTCCCTCGCCGGCCCCCGCCTCCAGGTGGACGGTCGCGGTGGCTTCCAAACAGAGCGTCCGGGGCGTTCCCGCGTCGTCAGTCGTTCGGCGTGGCGACGGCATCGTCTTCGGCATCGGCGGGGTCCTCCGGGGCGGGCGGGGTCTGTTGGGCGAGGGCGGGCGTGAGCCCGAGCGCGGCCACGAGTGCGAGTTCCTTCGCGCGCTGCCGCAACTGGGCCTCCCAGTCGAGGCCGCGGCGGGCGTACTCGTCGGCGAGCGTGGTGGTCAGGTTGGCCAGGCGGGTGGCCTGGGCGTTGGCTTCCTTCGCGGGATCGACGTGCTCGTGCCCGTCCCAGAACCACTGGTGCGGCCAGTCGATGAACGGCCCGAGGTCGGGCGGCAGCAGGCCGGGAATGAGCGCCGCCTCGTCGAACCACGCCGCGAGGACGCGGTCGAGGACGGCAGCCTCGAGGTGCGTCTGCTCGACCCGGATCGCCTTGAAGTAGGTCTGGTGGTCGAGCCGGCCGGACGCGTAGTTGTAGCCCGAGGAATTTCCCGCCGCGACGTTGAACGGCATGTTCAGGCAGCGGGCGATCTCGTTCAGGATCTCGTGCTTGAACTCCGCGTAGGTCGTCGCCGGCTGCTCCGCCTGCAGCTGCGACATCTTCCAGCCGCCGGGCATCGTGACGAGCGCCCGCTTCTCCAGTTCGATCGGCTCGAACGGTTCGGCCGCGTCCGCCTCGCCGCTGGCCGGCGCGTCGGTGTAGAGGATCCCGGCGAAGTCGGCGGCCGTCTCGGCGGCGGCGATCACCGCCAGGGTGAACCGCCGCAGTTGGGCGAACAGCGGCAGCGCCGGCGTGACGTCCGGGACGCCACGAGCCTGGCCCGGGCGGTCGGCCCGGAACCAGTGCAGGACCGACAGCGCCGGCAGCCGGTCGTACTCCAGGAACAGCCGCGACGCGGTGTCGCCGGGGTGCTCCCGCAGCACGTGGTACTCGACCGGGTTGCCGGCCGCGTCGAAGACGATCCCGTCCACGCCGCTACCGGCCTTCGGGTCGGGCGTGCACACGCGGTCGGCCTCGACCAGTCGCACGTCGAGTTGCACCGGCGTCGGCAGCAGCGGGTTGCTGGTCAGAACCGCGAAGGCTTCGCCGTCCGTGGCGCGGGCCATCCGCATCGTGCGGAGTTTCTCGGGCAGGCCGACGGCCTTGCCCCAGGCGGCGAACTCGCGCTCGATCCGCGTGTTCGCCTCGCCGTCCCCGGTGAGCAGTTGCAACCGCGGGCCGGTGCCGACCACGTCGTTGGCGAGCGTCAGCACGATCCCGCGGGCGTAGCTGTTGTTGGCGACCTCGTAGCGGGCGCGGTTCCGCAGCACCCGGCGGACCTCTGGGCCGTTGGCCGCGTTCGCGGACAGCCCGTCGGCGTTGGCCCAGTGGCGGCGGTTGTCGTCGGTCGTCACCGCCGCGTCGTAGCGGCCGCGGACGACGCGAACGACCCGCCCGCGACCCGATCGCGTCGGCGGAGAGTTCCAGAGGTTGGAGAGCCAGCGGAACACTCAGTCGGCCCCCGGCGGGACGAGCTTGTTGAACCGCAGCCCGCGCTGCGGTTGCTTCGCGGCCTCCTTGGACGCGAGGTAGCGGTCGGCCTCGATCTGGTCGGGCAGCGGGTGCTGCTCGACCGAGCCGGCGTCGCCCGACGCCTTGGCCGGGCCCTTCGCGTTCTGTTCGATGGCGTCGTCGAGTTCGTCCGGCATTGGCACAGATCCACGAAACGGCAACCCTGGGCCGGATTCGGCCCGATGGTGAGTGCCTTGATCGTTACGTATGCCGTCCGTATTCGAGTTGTCCGCGAGAGATGAGATTGTGCGGCGCGCTTGCTACATATGGCGTTCTGAGGCTGTCGGGACGAGGAGGGTTTCTACAGTGACGACTTTCCCACGACACTCCAGGCAGACCTTCCGCCGACGGATCCTCCCATTGGAGAGCGGTTCCGTGTGGGTGGTCTTAAACCGGCCGCGTCCGCAACGAGGACAGCGGAGGCCCATTGGGTTCACTCGGTGGTCACGGTGTTTCATTTCCGGGTCCGTTGTTGAAGCTCTTTGAAGCTGACGCGGCCGCGTTTGACGGGCTCGCGGCCCCCGGTGCCTGGCAGGATGGCCCCTTGGATCGACGCGGCCACGGCGGCCCCGACCAGGCCGTCCAGCCAGTGGTTGTCGCTCCGCTCGGGCCGCAGCTTCCACTCGTCCACGGTGCGGCCCCGCCCCTCGGTGCGGACGCGGTACTCGGCCGTGACGTGTTCGGCCAAGAGGCGGTGCGTCTCGGGCTTGTCGCCGAAGAGCGACAGGCAGCCACGCTCGCCCATCGGCACCGCCAGCCGGGCATGGACGAAGCTCTTCCAGAAGTTGGTGTCGAAGAGGGCGTGCCGCACCGCCCGCTTGCCCTGCACGTTGGGCATCCGCCAGTTGAAGCCGACTCGGTCGCCCGGCCGCCGCTTGTACTCGCTGAACGGTTGCGAGGACGCGCCGACGAACCGGCCGTGGCTGGGCAGCACGATCCCGGCGTGGGCCGACTGCCGGCAGAACTGGTAGACCACGTCCGTCGAGGAACCCCAGTTGGCATCGATCAGGCAGCGTTCGACCCGCAGGTCCGCGCCGTCGTCGCGCCGCCAGGCCCGGCCGAGGATCTGGCCGGTCAAGACCTCCAGGCCCGCGTAAATCGCCGCCTCGACACCGCCGCTGGGCAGGATCCCGGTCAGCGTCGGGCGGGCATCACGCAGGGTGAAGTACGGCCGCTTCTGGTCGGGGTACGCCCCGTAATCGAGCACATAACCGGTGAAGTCGTCCTCCCACCCGGCCACGACCCAGAACAACAAGTTCCCCTGCACGTCGATGAAGGCGGTCACGTGGTTGACGCCGACCGGCACCTCGCCGCGCTTCATGCGGTTCAGCTTGCCGGCGATCTGCTCGACGGTCAGTTCGTCGTCGCTGGCCGTCTCGGCGGGCAGCGGCTCGTTTTGATACTCGGCGAAGAAGGCGGCCTCGTCCTGCAGCCGCAGATTCATGGCGTGCTGGATGGCGGACAACTCGTCGTGGTTGAACCGCTCGGGCCAGGCGACGACCGCCCCCTCGTCCATCGCCGCGCGGTGGTCGCGGTAGAAGGCAGTCGCCTCCTCGCCGCCGTTGCCTTGCCTCAGGCTCTCGGCGCGGATCTCGGCGTACCGCTTCCACAGGGCCTCGTCGGTCGGGAAGGCGTAGACGAGCTTGGTCCGCTGGCCGTTCCACTCTGGGTGGCGGTCGCGGTCGAGGATGGCGTCGGCCATGTCGCCGGGCCGGATGACCGTGCAGGGCATGATCCCCGAGATCTTGGTACCCGGCCCCGACAGCCCCAGCACCGCGCCGGCCAGGATGCTCTCGCGGGTCGCGCACTGTGACAGTGACCTTGCCGACTCGTCGGTCTGCGGGTCGTCCAGCACCACCAACGTCGGCCGGACGGTGCGGCTGTCGGCCCGCTTGTACTTCATCCCCCGGATCCGGCCCGTGATGCCGGCCACCTTGATGATCGCCCCCGACGCCTTCGACATGCCGTCGTCGCGGACGAACGGTCGCAGATCGTCGTGCTGCAACCAGGCGTCGGGCTTGAGCGTCGGCAGCACCACCTCGCGGGCCGTCCAGCCGATGTGGGTCCGCTCGCCCTTGTAGAGTTGGCCGTTGCACCGGTTGGCGATCCCGTCGAGGGCCTGGATCGGGAACAACGCCTCCGGGAAATCTTCCAGGAGCAAGTCGTTGCCATCGAGTTCCATCTTGATGGCGTCGAGCATGTCCATCGCGTGCCCTTCGTCCGAGCCGATCAGGCAGACGAACTCGCGATGCCCGTACAACACGGCCCAGATGCAGGCACACTCCGAAATGGTGGACTTGCCGCTGCCACGCGGCATGGCCATCGCGAACAGCCCGCCGCGCAGGACCGCCTGCTCGATTCGGGCGATGACCTTCAAGTGGTCCCGCGACCAGGGCAGGTGGAACGTCAGGGGGAAGTAGCTGTCGCAGAAGAAGCGGAAGTCGCCCGCCGCCCGCGCCTTGCGGGCCGGGTCGGCCACGTTCGGCAGGTCGCCGATGTCCCGGCCGGCCAGCGACAACGCCAGGTTGCGGGCGCGAGACCGCTCCTTGACCGCCTCGTAGGGGTCGATCTCCGGCTCGCGCTTCGGGGCGTGCCGCAGTGAGACGAGCCAGGCGACGTAGCGGAGCAGATCGACGTGGCGGGCGTCGCCGATCCGCAGGCCGGCGCGGGTGCGATGGCGGTACAGCTGCCGCTCGCTGATCACCTCGCCCAGCGGGGTCGAGTTGAGCAGGCGGCAGAGTTCGCTCGGTCGCAGTCGCCGCGGGTCAGTCGCCACCGCTCCGCTCCTTCACCAGCCAGGCGGCGTAGTGCACCAGGTTGACCGTTCCGTCCGGGTTCTTCGGCGCGCCCGCGGCCAGATCGGCCCGGATCATCTCCTCCGTCACCCGCTCGCCGCCCACCTTCGACAAGAGGCGGGCCGCGTTCGCCACGGACAGCGCGTTCGGGTTCAGGCCACCGCCGGCGGGCGTGTCGTCGCGTGCGTCGCTCATCGCGGAAACCCCTGAAAAACCAGCCGGAATCCTCGCCTTCTGCGCTTCCCTGTCGGGCGAACCGGAGGTAACTGTGACAGCGCGTTGATGAACATGCGAACATCACCACCGGAGGCCCGAACATGGAACCCCGCAAGACCCCGAAGCCGAAGCTCACCGCCGAGGCCGCCTACGAGAACTCGCACCTGGTCGCCCGCGACCTGCTCGACCGGATCGCCGACCTGCTGCAGGACATGCCCGCCCCGGGCAACGACGACCACCCGATCCACTGGGGCCACGTCGGCGACATCAACCACGTCAACGCCCTGCTGCTCCAGGTGGTGACCTTCATCGACCGCAGCGAGAAGTAGAAGCCGAAACCCGCCCCGGCGGGTCGCGGCGGGTGGCTCCCGCCGCCTGACGAAGGCAGCCACAACCCCGATGCGAGGACGACGACCATGACCGCGACCAAGAAAACCCCCGGCAAGAAGACCCCGGCCAAGAAGCCCACCGCCGCCAAGGCGACCAAGCCCGCGAAGAAGCCGCCCGTGCCGCCCGCGACCGAGGCCGCCCCGGCCGCGCCGCCGTACCCCGGCTACGAGCCGTACGATGTGGTGCAGGTCTGCGACGATGGCACCTGGGCCGACTTCGAGACGATCCGCACGCCCGAGGAGGGCGAGCACGCCCGTAAGCTCTGCGACCTGACCGGCGAACGCACCTACCGGATCGTGGCCGGCGACAAGCAGACGGTGAGGGTCGCCCCGCCCGCGCCGAAGCCCGAACCGAAGCCGCGTGCGAAGAAGGCCAAGCCCGAGCCGAAGCCGAAGAAGGTCAGCGCGCTGGACGCCGCCGCCATGGTGCTGGCCACGACCGGCGAGCCGATGACCACCAAGGCCATGATCGAGGCGATGACGGAACGCGGCCTCTGGACGAGCCCCGGTGGCAAGACCCCGCAGGCGACGCTCTACGCCGCAATCCTGCGCGAGGTGGCGACGAAGGGGACCAAGGCCCGGTTCCGTAAGACCGCGCCGGGCCACTTCGCCTTCAACAACGAATCGACCAAGGACTGACACGTGACCGCCCCCCCCGTTCGCCCACGAGGCCCCCACGTGGGGGCCTCTTCTCGTTGGCCCGGTTGGCTACCCCGGCGAACCGGCCGCGACACGCGCCACCGTGGGCGAACCGGCGGCCTCGTCCACGCCGAGGAACCGGACCGGCTTGCCGAGGGCGCGGGCCAGGGCGATCTCGGCCCGCATGCCGGTGCTCTCCTTCCAGCCGTCGAGCATCAGCACCACCACTTCGTCGCACCGCGCCAGGTAGGCCCGGTCGATCCGCTCCCAGAAGTCCCAGCCGGTCGGCAGCGCGAACGCCACCAGCGGGTGGCTGTGGACGATCGGCGAGAACACGACCAGCCCCGCCTTCAGCAGCGCGGCAGCCGCCCGGCACGCGGCCTGGTAGCGTGCCTCCCGGACGGCCGGGTCGGCATGCGAATACGGCGAAGCGAGGTAGATCATGCCGGCACCTCCTCGGCGGCCGGTGCGGCGATCCGCTCGGCCTTCCGTCCGGTGAACTGCTCCCATCGGGTGACGATGACGTCGCTGTAGAGCGGGTCGAGCTCCATCAGGAACGCCTTGCGGCCGGTCTGCTCGGCCGCGATCAGCGTGCTGCCCGACCCGCCGAACAGGTCGAGGACGTGCTCGCCCTCGCGGGACGAGTACTGCATGGCCCGCACCGCCAGCTCGACCGGCTTCTCGGTGAGGTGGATCATCGACTGCGGGTTCACCTTCTTGACGTGCCACAGGTCGGTGACGTTGTTCGGGCCGAGGAACAGGTGCCCGGCCCCTTCTTTCCAGCCGTAGAAGGCGATCTCGAACGCTCCCATGAAGTCCTTGCGGGTCAACACGGGGTGCTGCTTGTCCCAGACGATCCCCTGGGAAAAGTACAGGCCGTGCTTCTTGAGGAACGGCGGGTAGTTGCCGAGGTTGGCGTACCCGCCCCAGATGTAGAAGCCGCGGCCCGGTTCCAGGACGCGGGCCATGTTGCCGAACCAGGCGTCGAGCAGCCCGTCGAACGCCTCGTCCGAGACGAAGTCGTTGGCGAGCGGCCGGTCCTTGGGCCGGAGCTTCTTGGTGGTCGGCTTGGACTTGGTCTTGTCGCGGGCGAGGTCGAAGCCCTGATGGTGCATGCCGCCGGCGTCGGCCGCGTCGATGGCCCCCTGCTTGGTCGCGGGGAAGCTCGACAGGCCGGCGGCGATGGCGTTGTTGGAACGCGGCTCGACCTTCACGTTGTACGGCGGGTCGGTGTTCACCAGATGAATGCTCGCCCCGCCGAGGAGCCGGTCCACCTCGGCCGGCTTGCTGCTGTCACCGCAGAGCAGGCGGTGGTTCCCGAGGATCCACAGGTCGCCCGGCTGGGTGATGGCCGCGTCCGGCGGTGCGGGCACCTGGTCGGGGTCGGTCAACCCATCTCGCAGCGTCGGGTCGAGCAGCTTGGCCAGTTCGTCCGGGTCGAACCCGAGCAGGCCGAGGTCGTAGTTGGCCTCCTTCAGCCCGGCGAGTTCGATCGGCAACAGGTCGTAGTTCCAAGTTGCCAGGGACGCGGTCTGGTTGTCGGCGATGCGGTAGGCGCGGATCTGCTCTGGCGACAGGTCCTTGGCCACATGGACCGGCACCTTCTCCAGACTGAGCTTCACCGCCGCCTTGTAGCGGGTGTGGCCGCAGACGATCACGCCGTCGCGGTCGACGACGATCGGCTGGCGGAAGCCGAACTCCACGAGGCTCTTGGCCACGGCATCGACAGCGTCGTCGTTGAGCCGCGGGTTGCCGGGGTACGGCTTCACATCCGCGATGTCCCACAGTTCGATTTTCATACTTGGTCCTCCATCAGGCGGATGGCGATCTCTTGCCAGGGACTGGGTTCGTCGTCGTCATGGCGGTGCCGGGCACTGCGTCGGCGGTCGAGTCCGAAGTACAGGCGGCGGGTACATTCATCGCACAGGTGCGCTCCGGGTCGCGGCGTCTGACAACGCGGGCAGCGGTCGATCGGGATGGTGTCGGTCATGGCGTCTCCACGTTCGGACTTGCAAAACAAACTGTCATGCGATTCGCCGCTGTTCCCGCGGGCGTCAGGAAGCGAGCCGGCGGCGGGAAGTACCTAATCGAGTGAGTCGCAGCTAACGAACTGGCGTTAGCGGCACCTAACGGCGAAGCCGAGGCGAAACGGAATGAGAAGGAAGAGAGAGAAGAAGGATTATACTTTACGCGGCCAGGAGTGAGACATCGTCGAACTCCTGGAACTTCAGGGTCATCAACGAGGCCAACGGGTCGGCGTAGGTGGTCGTCAGTTTGCCCAGGGTGTCCTCGATGGCGGCCCT